GTCTGGCGATTGCTCCCCGGTCGCTGTGCTGATCGCCGGGTTAATGAACTCATCGCCGCCGACGTAGGGATTCAAGTCGAGCTTAGCCCTGCATTCATTCGGGTTCATGATCCTTGATGCGATAGCCTTCGAGAATGATTCCATCGTCGTTGCTAGGTCAGTTCGATAGAGTGCTGCCGGGTTGCATTTGAAATAGACTTCCCTCGAACTCTTTTCGCGTCGCGTTCGGAGCTTCATGTCGCATTGCTCCTCGAACTTAACTAGCCAATGGTCAAGACACTGAAGGTAAGCCAGTTGGCTTTGTTCCCTGGTGCTGTAGCTACTCGATTCGCCATCCCCTGGCATCGCCTCAAGGCCAAAGAGCATACCAACTTCCTGCCGGGTAAGCTTTTGCAAGGCTGCGAATTGGGCGTCGTTGTTGTTCATCGAGACTGCGTTGGCCTTGATGCCTTCGCGCAAAAGGCCAGCCTTGGCCGCGTTGTCGCTGCCCGCTTCGGTCTTGTTAAACTCGTCAATGAACTCCTTGGCATCCTCAGGCTTTCGTAACGCACCCGATGGGGCCTCCAAGAATAGCTTGCCCCGAAAGCCCCGCCTGAGTTGGTTTAGCTTGAAGTTCACTTCTTCGCTGCCGGTCGCGAAGGTCTTGTTTGCAACATCGAGTAGCCCGATACCCTCGACGCCATCGAAGGAAAAGCCTGGAACGTGCAAAACGTCCTCGTCGTGAAAAACTAGGTAGCCGTTGGCGTCCGCATCGTAGGCGTCGAAAAGGTTCTTTTTGCTCTGATTGTCCGGCTTTGTGATATGGTACTTTTCGCCCTCGTGAATGATTGTCCAAGTCGCGTCTGGCATCATAGGAATCAGCTCGGTAATCGTTCGAGCGTTGCGGATAATCGCCGCCCTGCCATTGCCCTTGAGCAGAGCATGGGACAAGAATTGCTCTTTGAAAGTCGATGGGGCTTGGATCTTGTTGGGTTGCTCCCTGAGTAGTTGGTAACCAACATGCAAAGTATCGTTAATCGAGCCCTGTCCAACTACCCGCTTAACGTCAACGGGGATACGCCCGAAGTCCCCGGTTAGCTTGTTGTGCGCGTACCAAGCCGGAGGGACCCCTAGGGCCTCATTCACGCCGACCCTACGCCCGCTCAAATACGAGTCTTCGTCTAGCCCCATCCATCGAGCAAATACGCTAAATAAACTCATCCGAGCCCCCTTTAAGTCACGTAAAGTTTACCCGAAGAACGCTCAGGCTGCAAACTAGCAATCCTGTAAGCCATAACCGCCGCCACGATTGGATCAATCTTGTCTTTCGACTTGGCCTTATCGAACATCCACCGATCTTGGCGATCCTTGCATATCATTGCATTATTCGCACACCATCGCAGCAATTTGGACTCTAGGAACACAAGCCGCCCGTCTTTCATTAACTGGATGAAGTCGCGAATAGCCTCGTTGAAGTTGGCTTGATTTTGAGCCATTCGAGCCGCCGTCGCTCCAGCCTTGCCTATCTTTTCGCCTAGTTGCTGCCCGTTGTACGGGTCATAGGCTACTTGCTCGATGCCGTATAGTTCGATCTCTTCAATCAGCGATTCGGTTAAATCCTCGATCGGATAGGTACACTTGAAAAGCTCTTCCGTGTGGACAAACTCAGAGAAAGGCATCGCGGTTAAATCCCGCTTTGAGTCTGCCGCGATAAATGCCCGCGTCTTGATTTCGTATCGAAAAACCGTCTTGCCTTTGTCGTCGGTATCGATCGGGAATCGAGCACAAAGAGCATACGCCGCTAAGTCGTCGCGTGCTCCAAGGTCGACACCTGAGCCGAAAGCGTCGGCCCCGTTCCAATCGCTATGAGCCCCGACGCAAGCATCGAAGTCGTTTAGGTCGAAGGCTTTTTCAGTCGATGATACTAGGGTATTGCCATGAAACCGTTTGAATCGGTTGATGCCGATCGCGGTTGCCTTGGATTCGTTCCATCGCTCCCTAAGGTAATCAGCCTTTACCGAAACGCCGAGATTAGGATTGCTCTTTTTCCAGTTCGCCTCATCGCCCGGGTCGTCTTTGTCGTCTAGCTCGTAGATTAGAGCGAAGAGCGTATTGTCGCTGTGGATACCCGAGACGACATTCACGGCGTAGTTGTATTCCTCTAGCCACAAGTGCGAATCGTCTGCCCCTGCCGTTGTAATAATCAAGTGCAATGGCTGCGAGCGACTAGCCGAGCCTGTTACCATCGTATCGTAGAATTTGCGATGGTACGCTCCCCATGCGTGAAGCTCATCCATTACCACAACATGCGGATTCAATCCGTCGAAAGGCTTTTCGCTTGAGACTTTGCGGATAAAACTTTGATTGTGCTTGAAGGTAATCGTTTCGTTTTTTATGTCCGTGTACTTCAAGAGGGGTTGCGATTGGCTGACCATCCGCTCGCACTCGGAGTAAACAACGTCGGCCTGCTCTTTTTTAGTTGCCGTCAGAAGGATCTGCCCTACCGCTTCGGGCTTGCGTGTCTTTGGGTCGATATCGGCCATCCCAAGGAAGTGACACAAACCTGCGATAAGCGTACTTTTGCCGTTCTTCCGGCCCATCGACCAATAAACTTTACGGAATCGCCTTGAGCCGTCCTCGTCGCGTTTCCACCCGAAGATGTTCCATAGCCCGAATAGCTGCCAATCTTCAAGGATAAGGGGCTTGCCCGCGAATTCGCCAACGGAATGACGGAGGACAAGAGGGAAGAACTCGCAAACGCTAGCCGCCTTGGCCGCATCGAAATAATACGGAAAGTCCGGCGTAGATTGCCGCTGCATATCGAGCCGGAAACGTAGTACCGCATCCTTAACGCGATTGCACGAAGGTATCGAGCCATCCTCGATAGCTTGGCAATAATCCTCAACCCGTAGCGAAATCCCGCTTGCTATCAACCTGGAGCCCTCTTTAGCCACTCGGCAAATTCGTCCTCTTCTGGTGGAAGTGTCGCAACCATTCGAGCCCTAGCCGATGGAGTCAATCCAAGCTCAGGCAAGAGCCGATTCATTTCCTCCCGATATTTATGCAACTCGACCGAAAACGGATTTCGCTTAGCGTCGATCCCGTCATCGGTTTTTTGGACTAAGACAATCCCGGTCTTCAAAACCGCCTTTCGTGCCAGCATCCAACCGCCATAGGCTGTGCAGTAGGCGATCATAATCTCCCGAAGGTCGCTTGAGCAAATGCCGTTTCGCTTCATGTCCTCAAGTAGCTGACCCCATTTGAATTTTTCATCATCGCTGAAATAGTCCGGCATTTCAGGTTCTTCCCCGTCAGCCTTTGGAGCCGCTTTGTTTTCGCGCTGCGGGTTCTTGATGTAACTACCCTGCATTTTGAGGATTTCTGGAGCCGTTTTTTTGCGTCCTTTGGTCATTGGCTTACCCTACATACTTGCAATTTGCGGTAACTCTCAACGCCGAAACCGTCTTGCTGATGTGGGACTGGGTTGTGGACTTACCTAGCGGGCTAGTATGCCCGATCCTGCCCACGATCCATTTGTCGCTCTTGTGTCGATGCTTAATCATAGCAGGGTGGCTGGTTGTCGACTGGAACGAATAGCCAAGTTTTTTAAGGTGACTACCTAGCCATTCGCTCAAAGCGTTTCCAATCCCTACGCCCTGAAAGTCCGGCAGGACAACCGTTCGGTGTTCTCGTTTTGTATTCTTCACGCTTGGATGAACTAGGGTAAGGTAGCTTGTAAACGCCACCGGCCGACCATTCCAGCAAGCAACGAAGCATTGAGCCGCCTTGTGAATGTTAGCTGTCATATAATGATGCCCGCTAAACAAGGGCCAAGCCATCGTGGTTGCTTTGTGTATGTCGAGTTTGATTTCTGGCCTACGCCGAAGACACCTCCAAGAAAACTTTTGCTCGGTCATGTCTAGCACCCAATCAGGGTCTAGCCATTCCTCAACGTCGGAATGACAGGAAACGGCCACGAACTTCTTTTTTGCTTCGCGTCGAATCGCCTTCGATACTGCGGCCGATGCCACCTTAGCAACCGTCCTATCGACAACGCTGGTAAACTCATCGAATACAACCAAATCACTTGCTTCGCAAAGCGACCTAGCTAGATCACAACGGAACTTTTGGCCGTTGCTCAATGCGTGGTAAGGCTTGAGCCATTGCGGAGGGGAAGAAAACCCGACCGACGACAACGCGCCTGTAATGTCCGTAGCGGATAACTTTGGATTGAATCCGTCAACGATCGCCTTTTTTGCGTCCCAGTCAAACCCATTTTCGATCATGCTTTCGCCAAAGCATTTTCTAGCGATTGTGGACTTACCGGAGCCGCTAGGACCGACAATCAGCCCAATCGACCACGGCTTTTCCTCGATCGGAATATCGATCTTCCAGGAATGCTCGATAGACGCCATTTCTGGAACGTCGAAAATGCCTTTTACCTGTTGAACCCGAAACGAGTTTTGAATATCGGATCTAACTAGAACGTCAACACTCGGCATTTGTAGCCCTCCTTTTCGAGCATTTCAAAAACCGTTTGCTGATCGCTTTCTGATTCGCAAGTAACGACGATTTCCCATTTGCTTGACAAGTCAACTTGGCTTTCTTCGTCCGGTAACTCCTGCGATAGCATCGCCTCGATTTCCTCAGCCGAGAAACCCGCTGCGTTGGCTAGTGCCTCGTCGTCGGTCAGCAAGCCGCTTAATTGAGCCGCTAGGATATCCGAATCCCACTCGGCTAGTTCTGCTGTTCGGTTGTCTGCGATAGCGTAGGCGATGGCCTCAGAGCCCTTTAGGTCGGTCTTGACGCATTCGATGGTGTCCCAGCCTAGCCGCTTCGCTGCCTCTAGCGTTCCGCTCCCGGCTCGGACCACCTTGGAAGCGTCGATAACGATCGGTTTCTGTTGCCCGAAGCGTCGAAGGGAAGCAATGATCGAATCGATGTTCCGGTCGTCGTGCTTGCGTGCGTTGGCAGGATCCTGAGACAAATCCGCAATTTTTACCGAGACGGTTTTCAAGCTAAAACTCCAATTTGGTGGAAGGTTTCGTATGGGATCACGAGCGATCGAGTAGCCTTAGTATTAAACATTCTGATACCGGGGGGTTTCATGGGGCGAACCTTAGCATCATCTGGGTTCCAGGTAGCACAACATCCCTCTTGGCTGTGTTGCATTGACGGCAAAGCAGTTGCACGTTGTTCCACAAGTGCAAGCCGCCTTTGCTCAATGGCATGATGTGATCGATCGTCCCTTCGTTAGGGTGGTTGTAGCCTTCGGGCTTGACGCATAGCGTGTTGCATTGCTTGCACCTTCTGCGACCCCTTTTCATTAGCTGGTCGATACATATTGACTGGGCAACACCAGACTTTGAGCGTGTCTTGTGCCTTCTGTTTCGCTTAGATAGCTTCCTTTTGGCCTTAGCCTTCGGGGATTTGCTTTGGCATTCCTTGGAACAAAATCGTTTGTTGGCGTGAGACTCGACCCATTCTGTTTTGCCGCATGTGGTGCATGTGCAATAACCAGGGGTCTTTTGGTTAGCTGGCTTCAGTGCTTTAGCAGCTTCCTTTTCACGTCTCTTTAGCTCGGCTTGCTCTTGCCTCTGTTGCTGCTTTGCTCTGGTTTCTTGTCTCTGCAATTCCATTGGCTTATGGTTGGCCGATGCGTAGTGAATCGACTTCCATTCGCTGGCGCATTGCTCATCGCAAAAAACCCTACCGCCTTTCCTGGCTTTTCTGCCTTGCACGTCGCCCAATATCTTGGCCGATCCGCAAAAGCAACAGGGCGAAACAAGGTGAACAACCCTTGACTTCTTCCTGCCTTCCGCATTAGCTGCTGACAAAGCGAACTGGAAAGGGTTCTCTAAAAAACGCAATCGCTCAATGTTTTTGGTTTTCATGTTCTCAGCCCATGTAACGCCTCATCGTAGCTAACCTCTGACCATCGCTTTATAGCCATGCCTTGGGCCTCATCGCCTTCGATTGCCTCGTGGCATGGCTCGCACACCGCAAGCCAATTGGATGCGTCACGTGCCAAGCTAGGGGCCTTGGCTATACTGTGGATATGGTGCATATCCTTCGATGGTTGAGCATCGACCACGCCGTAAAGCATAACGCACCGCTCGCACAATGGCCGCTCTGCCCTCAGTCGTTCCGATGCCAATCGATGGGTCCAATCGTAGTTCGCCCTGGCCTGTGGCCGTCGCTGCGTAGACCTGCCGCCATCGCAATCGCAACGGTCAGCAACAATCTTCCCGCACCGACATAGCTTAGCCATTGCTTGCCGCCTCCTGGACCGTCAACACGCCCATAGCAATCACGCTATTGCCACCGCCTGTAATGTCACGCATCGACCAACGGTACTGCCCTAGCCCACTTGTAACCGCTGTGGTGATCGGTACGGTAAAGGTCTGACCCGATCGATTGATCGAAGCGTTTGCAAGCGTGTATACATCGTTCCCGTCTTGATCCTCGACCGTAAATTGAAGCGTCAGATTAGTCAGGGTGAAATCAGTAACCACCGAAACCGATCTTGATTCATCGCGGTAGAACGTCAAGGTTGTTCCGGCCACTCTCTCAGGGGTCGATGCAGAGACCGGGTAGACGTTGATGCCGATCGCTCCGACTGAGTCGCGAATGGTGTCCAAAATCCCGCTCGTCGGATCGGTCGGCGTAGTCCCGCTGGTAGGTACTCCAAGGATAGCCCTAATAGCTGTCCGCTCATTTGCCGTCCAATCCGTCCCGCCGCCACCGCCACCGGCAGGGGCTTGCTCAAGTGCGATCGTATCGAAGCGGAATTGCCCCGCTCCATCGCTCTCGATCATGGAATCGAGCCTGCTAAGTGCCTGGATGCCTGCAACCGCTGTGGCAAT